CACGGTCAATCATTGAATTATGTTGACAATCCAAACACTAAACAACAACCAATTGACATTGATGAACACAATCGTTTGATCGAGCGTCAAAGGATCTTGAATCACATTCAAAACGCCAAGACGGTTCCGAATTTGGAACAATGTTTTGAACACATCCCGGATGATGAAGTCCGTGAAAAATACAATGAAAAATTAAAAAAGTTAAATTCTAAAAATAAGTAATTATGCAAACAAACATTTTATTTCGTGCGTCCGGCGTTGGCGCGTTAATGGTTGACGGTCGTGGTGCCGTTATAACTGAAAACCAATTGCAAACGATCAAAGATTTTGAAACAAGATTGCGTGAAGGTGGGAAATTGACCGATAAACAAAAAGATGAATTGAAGCGATTGAAAGAAAAACGCGACGCGCCTTTCGAGTTGTCAGATACGGCGAAACAATTCATCGACGACACGTGGTTGTGGAATGAAAAAGGATTTTTCAAAAAGATCAAATCGCCATACATCGACAAAGGGATTTTCGGTGAAGAAGTTGGAATCGATTTGTTGACGGAATTGGACGGTAATTTTTACGCTAAAAATACCGAAAGAAAAACAAAAGGAAATTTGACCGGACATTGCGACATCAACACAAAGATTGATTCAAAAAAGATCATCCAAGATGTCAAATGTTGTTGGGATGCAAAGACGTTTAAAAATGCGGAATGGACAAAACTTTATGAATGGCAAGGACGAACGTATTTGGATTTGTATGACGCGGATGAATTTTGGTTGCGTTATGTTTTGATTGATTGTCCGCCACATTTAGTTCAACGCGAAAAGGAACGTTTATGGCGTCAATATTACGACGAATCGATGTCGATGGAAGAAGCGCAACGCCTTGAAGAAATGATGAAACCAATGTTTGAACAAATCGAACGCAATTTGGTTTATTCATCAAATTCAAATTATACGTTGGAAGAACGCGTGAAAACATACAAGATCACACGTGACGATGTTGTTTTCAAACAATTGTTGGATCGAATTCCGGACGCCTTGAAATATTATAATTCAATCAAATTGAATGATGTGGTTTTCAAGTAAAAAAAGCCGTGAACAAGAAATTGAAGTCAAAGTCAACACGATTTTGACTTCAATCATTGATGACGTGAATTCATTCACGCATCGCGAACAATCAATCATCGTGAAAAAAGTGTTTGAAAGATTTCAAGAAATAAAAAACCAAGAAGTTGAAAACAAACAAACGATCATCGATGAAATAAAAGAATCTTTAAAAATTTTAGTTGATGAAAAATAACATTCGTAAATCATTCACGCAAGTTCCCAACGAATTGATCAATGATTCGTCAATGTCACGTGATGCGCGTTTTCTTTTTGTTTACCTATGTTCAAAACCGGATGATTGGACGTTTTACACATCCAAGATTGAAACCGATTTGAATTGTTCAAAAGATTCACGCATTAAGTATATGAAAGAATTAATCGCGTCCGGTTGGATAACTACCGAACAAACAAAAAAATCCAACGGTGAATGGGGTTCAATGGAAATTGTTTTGAACCCGTTTCCGAAAAAACCCGACGCGGATCCGCAACCGAAAAAAACCGACACGGTAAAAACACCGACACCGCAATCATCCGGGGCGGAAATTATCGGAAGCGGTCAAAGTCATCCGCTTAATAATACGGATGAAAAAACAAATATTGATTTATTTACAAATACAGATGAAACCGTCGCGCCGGTGTCAAATGATGTTTTAAAATATTTAAACGAAACCAAGCCGTCAAAAACGCCGTTTCAAATGACGCGATCAAACTTGAAAGACATTGAAGCGCGAATAAAAGAAAAATTCAAAATGTCAGATTTCAAAAAAGTGATCGACTTCAAAGTTGCACAATGGAAGGATGATCCAAAAATGAAAAAATACATTCGCCCGGAAACATTGTTTGGATCAAAATTCAATGGATATTTGGTCGAATCGGAAAGCGGTTTGAATGGTAAGGGTGACGGATCGGAAAATTTCCAATATAAACCACAAGAAAAAGCCGAATTGTTATGACAGATTTAAAAAAAATGTATGACGGATTTGTTGAAGAAGCGGAAAACTTTTTTGTTTCAAAATTCATCACAAGTCCAACGATCGAAAAAGAATATTCCGATTGCCTTGATATTATTTTCGACGTGACAAAAACCGTTGATTGTGGACGCGGGATCATTGCGTTCAATCAAAAATATGGACAAGGAAAATCGTTTTTCTTTGACGTGATCAATCATCGTTTCAAACGAATTCACAATGGTCAAAATCTATTCAAACGCGTCACCGCAAAAGATCTTGTCCAAATTTATGTTTCGACAAAAAACGGTGAAGATCCGCAACAAAAATTGATCGAAGCGATTTCGGTCAAAAGATTGTTCATCGATGACATTGGCGATGAAGGCGAACAAAAGATCTTTCACAATTACGCCAATGAATTGAACGTCATTCGATTTGTTCTTCTTAAACGATACGAATTTTGGATGGAAAAAGGTTGGATCACATACGGGACAACCAATTTGACAATCGAACAAATGGCGAAATCTTATGACGGACGTGTTTCCGATCGTCTTTTGCAAATGTGCCATTGGCGTGAATTCAAGTTTTTGAAAGATGGATCCTTCCGCCAAATTTCAGAAACAAGAAAATTGACAAATGTTGAAATCGAAAAAAATTGGTTGAAGTTTAAAAAGCCGGAACAAGAAGTTGAAAAAGTTGATTTGGAAAAATACTTCAACGAATTGATCCAAGAACCGGACGCGTATTTTGTCGGAAAGGACATTTCGTTTTGGACTTTTGTCAAACAATATTTGTTGGACAAAGGATTGTTGAAACCGGAAGATTTTGAAAATATAAGTGATCAAGATTTGATGGCGTCCGAAATGCGATTGAAAGATGATGTCCGTGAATTTACAAAATCAAGATACAAACACGCGCCGTCGGAAGTTAGATCAAACCAAATTTCGGAAGCATTAAAGCGCATCAAATCGAAAGATGTTTTGAATGTAGCGCAAAACAAAGTCGCCCGCGCCAAGTTTATGGAATTAAGAGAAAAACAACACAAATTTGAATGATATGAATGAATTTGAAAAAATGGTTTTGGAAATGCGCGAATTGCAAAAAGAGTATTTCCGAACACGTGATCGTGGTGTCTTGGAAAAATCCAAACAAGCCGAAAGAAAGATCGACGAATATTTAAACAACAAAACAAATCCAAAATTGCAATTCTAATGAATAACAAACAAACAATCGTGGCGATCGATCCGGGTTCATCCGGCGGAATCGCAATTTTCACCAATGGAAAGATCCACGCGGTGAAGATGCCAAAGTCAGTTGATGAAATGGATCAATATTTCAGATACATAAAATGCACTTATGAAAACGTCGTTGTTTTCATTGAAAAAGTCCAAGCGTATGGAAAAGAAGATGACGCGCCCGGAAAGAAATTCGCGATCAATAAAATGTTGGCGAATTATCAACAAGTTTTGACCGTGATCAAATTGATCCCTTTCCGTTTCGTTGAAGTTTATCCGGTAACTTGGCAAACAACATTGGGACTTAAACTTCCAAAATCGGAAGGTGAAGAAACCAAGACGCAAAGAAAAAACCGTTATAAAGATTACGCCCAAAACATTTTCCCGGAATTAAAAGTCAATTTGAACACGTGTGACGCGTTGTGTCTTGTTCAATTCGCATTGGTCAAAATTGAAAATGACATCGAGTGGATCCGGACAAGAATTCAAAATGAAAAAAAAGAAACGTTGTTTTGAAATAAATAAAAAAATGTTTTGACGGTACATTTTTTTTTGTACATTTGTCGAACAAACAAACAAAATATTTCGTGAATTATGGATTTATCAATCAAAAGAAACGACGCGTTCCGTGTTCTTTCGGACGCAACAAAGATTTCAATTTCAGATCTTGAAAAAATTATCATCCAAGGATTGATCGATGAAGAATTGATCGGTGGCGAAATTGAAGATTGTGGAAGATCAATTGCGGAAGTTTGCAACGAACAAGGTTTTTCAGTTCCGCAAATTGTCGAATTATTATTTCCCGGACAAATCAATCAAGAAATTCCCGAATTGTTGGATTCGATATTCATTTGGGGCGATGCCATTGATCATCCTTGTGACGAATGTGGATGTGAAATGGAAGGTGAAGAAGATGGACACGGAAAACACACGTGGACGGATTGGGAATGTTCAAATCCAAATTGTGACAACAAGATTTCAAACGAACCGGATTGGGATTCAATGCCCGGCGGTCACGATTATTATTAATTTTAATTTTTATACAAATGAAAAAAGTGATTTTTTTATTCGCGTTCTTAATGATGAACGCGTTGGTGTTTGGTCAAATGACAAAGAATGTCGGATCACACAAATTTGAAAACGGAACCGAAATCAAAGAAGGTTCAATCGTTAAATTTTTAACCGGTAAAAATCCGCAAACGCCCGGCGTTTATCTTTGGGCGTTTGAAGGCGGATCAATGCCAATTCCAAAAACGCAATGTGATGAATCTTTTGACGGAAAAGAATTCACCGTGACAAAAGTTCTTTCGTTGAAAGGGATCGCCAACAAAGACGAATCGATCATTGCAGTTTTTGAAGTTGGAAAAAAGAAATTTTATTGTTTCATCACGCAAGGTTTGAAAGCCGGTGAAATTTCCTTTTAAATGGAATTTTTAAAAAAAATAAATGGCGTTGAAGATTTGATCGTTTTTGAAAATGATGATCATATTGAAATTCATTTTGGCGACATTGACAATGAATTGGTTCCGTTTATTCACAAAGAAATTGAAAGATCATTAATTCAATTTTGCCCGGCGGGTGATTGTTCAATTATCACGACACAAGGTGAAAAACAATCTTTGATTTCTGTTTTATTTTATCCGGACAAAGACAACGAAATTTATTTTTTAAACATTGAACATATATGAAAAGAGCAATCGCAACGATCACCGTTTATGTTTACGGTGAAACCGAACAAGAACAATTCGACAACGCAAAGGAAATCGCCAAAAAAATAAATTTGGTTGAAGATTGCAACGCAAGTGTCGAACAATTACATTCCGCACCGTTCGGAAGTATTGGAAGCCAAATCCAAGAAATCAACTTGGAAAATTTAAAATAATTGTATAACCAAAATTTTCAAAAGATGTCAGACGAAACAAAAGACACAAAGAAAGGGAACGGCAAAACGCCGGAAGAACAAAGAACCCGCAAATTGGAATATCAACATTTCGACTTGCGAAAAATTAAGATGCAAAAGAAAGGCGCGGACGTTGATCATCACGAAGGCGGATCGGATGCCGGGATTGTTTCAAAGATTGGCGAAACAACGCCACATCCGGACTTGCAAAAAGCATTGGACGCGCTCAAACCAATAATGGCGCGACGTCTTGGTTTGTTATGCGGAACCGATGTTGCGCGTGAAATTGCGAAAGGTGATTTGGACAAATATCAAATCGCATTGGATAAGGAAAAAGAAGTGATCAACCGTTGCAATGTAAACGGATTGACATTTGTTGGATCCGGCGACAAATTTGGTGTGATGATCACCGGTTCAATTT